TGCCGCTCGCTGTCTGTACGAGTTCCCCTTGACCTTCGGCCGCCGCGATGGTGGCCGGCTGAGTCGCGCGATGCGACGGAGGTTGACACATGCCAGGCCCCGCTCCGAACCCTGATGCCCGTCGGCGCAACGCTCGCGTCGGCGCCGTGAAGCTGCCCGCCGAGGGTCGCAAGGGCGAACCGCCCGAGTGGCCGTTCGGCGGCAAGACGCCGCCGATCTGGGCCGTCCTGTGGGCGAAGCCGCAGGCGGTGATGTGGGAGCGTCAGCAGATCGTGCACGTGGTGGCCCGCTACTGCCTGCTGCTCTCCGACCTGGACTATGCCGCGGAGGTCCGCCAGCTCGAGGACCGTCTCGGCCTGAACCCGAAGGCGATGCGGACCTTGATGTGGGAGGTCGCACCGGACGAGGTCGCTGAGGCCCGCGCCGCGGCGACGGCTCCGACGAAGCGGCGGACGCTCAAGGTGGTCGGCGCCGATGCCGTGGCGGCCGACTGAGCCTGGGGAGGTCCCCACGCTCGGCGGCCTGGTCGGCGAGTGGATCGAGTCCTACTGCCGGATCCCCGACGGGCCCCGGATCGGTGAGCCGTACCTGCTCACCGATGAGATGTGGGACTTCCTCCTCAACCACTACCGGCTCAAGCCGGATGCCCGGGTGGGTCAGCGCGGCACGGCGTTCGTCTACCGCCGCTCGCAGCTGGTCCGGCCGCAGAAGTGGGGCAAGGGCCCGTTCTCGGCGGCGATCATCCTCGCCGAGGCGGTCGGCCCGGTGCTGTTCGACGGCTGGGATGCCGACGGCCAGCCGGTGGGCCGCCCGTGGGACACCCCGCTGATCCAGATCGCGGCGAACTCCGAGCTGCAGACGGCGAACGTCTACGACTGCCTGGTCCCGATGATCGAGCTGGGCCCGCTGGCCGACGTCATCACCGACGCAGGCCTGACCCGGATCAACCTGCCGGGCGGTGGCCGCATCGAGCCGGTGACGGCGCAGGCGAAGTCCCGCCTCGGTGCCCGCATCACCTTCGCGGTGCAGGACGAGACGGGCGTGTGGACGAAGTCGTCGGGGATGCTCGACCTCGCGGACACGATGAACCGCGGCCTGGCCGGCATGGGTGGCCGTTCACTGGCCACGACGAACGCTTGGGACCCGGCCGAGAACTCGGTGGCCCAGCAGACGGCGGCGACGAAGGCCAAGGACGTCTACTGCGACCATCGGCAGGCGCCGGAGGGGCTCTCGTACCACAACAAGGACGAGCGCAGGAAGATCCACCGCCACGTCTACGGCGATGCCTGCCATCGGACGCGCGGCTGGGTGGACCTCGACTCCATCGAGGGCATGGCCCAGGAGCTGCTGCAGCGCGACCCGAGCCAGGCCGAGAGGTTCTTCGGCAACCGGATCGTGCAGACGATCGACTCGTGGTGGACCCGCGAGCAGATCGCGCACTGGCAGACCCTGGCCCGCCCGCTCGAGGTCCCGGCCGGCACCCGTGTGGTGCTCGGCTTCGACGGCTCCTACAACGACGACACGACGGCGCTGCGTGCCCGGGCGTGGATCGACGGCGCCTGGTACGGCTTCACACCGCGCTTCGCCGACGGCAAGCCGACCTGGTGGGATCCGGCCGACCACGGCGGCGAGATCCCGCGCGGCGAGGTCCAGGCCGCGCTCGAGGAGGTCTTCGACCGCTTCGACGTGGCCCTGATGTACGCCGACCCGTACTTCTGGCAGTCCGAGCTCGACGCCTGGTCGGCGCGGTTCGGCGAGAAGCGCGTCGTCTCGTGGGACACGACCCGGCACAAGCAGGTCGCCGCGGCGCTCGAGCGGCTGCTGGTCGACACCGCGCAGTCGGGCTACTCGCACGACGGTGACGAGCAGCTGCTCGCGCACCTGCGCAACGCCCGCCGCATCCGCCGCCCTGGCGGCGTCGTGATCGGCAAGCCGACCGACCACCAGAAGATCGACCTCGTCATGGCTGACGCCCTCGCGCACGAGGCCTCGTTCGTCGCCCCGAAGCCGCGCCGTCGCGGCATGACCGTGCTCCGCTGAGCGTCCCCCGAGGAGGACTCGTGGCTCTTGAGCCCTCCGACTGGCTGACCCTTCTGCGGGACAAGCACTCGACCGAGATGCCGGACCTGCAGCGCTGGTCCCGCTACTACGCCGGTGAGCAGCCGCTGTCCTACATGGACCCGGAGCTCGTGCGGGAGCTCGGGCACCGGATCCGTCCGGTGGTGCTGAACTGGCCGCGCCTGGTCGTGGACGCGCTCGAGGAGCGCCTCGACGTCGAGGGCTTCCGCTTCGCCGGCGACACCGACGCCTCGGCGCTGCTGTGGTCCTGGTGGCAGGCCAACGACCTCGACGAGCAGTCCTCGCAGGCTCACACCGACGCCCTGGTGCAGCGGCGCTCGTTCGTGATCGTCGGCGCCGGAGACTCGCCCTTGGACGCCCCCGTCATCACGGTGGAGTCCGCCGAGCAGGTCACCGCCTCCTTCGACCCCCGCACGCGCCGGGTCCGCTCGGCGCTGAAGGTGTGGAAGGACGAGGAGGCCGGCGGCGAGTACGGCACCCTGTACCTGCCCGACGCGACGTACTTCTTCGGCACCGACGAGCGCGGCGGCTGGGTCGAGCTGGACCGCGACGAGCACCGTCTCGGCGTCGTCCCGGTCGTGCCGCTGGTGAACCGGGCCCTGACGATGAAGCCTGAGGGCGTCTCCGAGCTCGCCGACGTCGTCCCGATCTCCGACGCGGCGTGCAAGGTCGCCACGGACATGATGATCGCGGCCGAGTTCCACGCGATGCCGCGGCGCTGGGTCGTCGGCATGGGCGCGGACGAGTTCACCGACGCCGAGGGCCGCCCGATGTCGGAGTGGTCGCGGATCGCCGGGCGCGTGTGGGCGCACGAGGACGACACCGTCAAGATGGGCCAGTTCCCCGAGGCGGACCTGTCGAACTTCCACTCGACGATCAACGCGCTCGCGCGACTGGTGGCGTCGATGGCCGGCCTGCCGGTCGACTTCCTGGGCCTTGCGACGGACAACCCGCCGTCGGCCGAGGCCCGCCGTGCCGGCCTCGAGCGACTGGTGAAGCGCGCGGAGCGCCGCCAGCGCGCCTTCGGCGGATCCTGGGAGCACGTCATGCGCGTGGCGCTGCTGGTGGCCGGTGAGGACCTCGACGCGACCGGGCTGGAGACGATCTGGCGCGACGCCTCGACGCCGACGGTGGCGCAGAAGGCCGACGCCGCTGTGAAGCTGCACGCCGAGGGCATCGTCCCGACGCGGCAGGTCCGCGAGGACCTGGGCTACACGCAGGCGCAGATCGAGCGGATGGAGACCCTCGACGACGCTGAGGCTGAGGCGATGACGCGCCGCGACGTCGCTCTGCCGCCGGTGGAGTAGTGGCCGACCAGCTGCCGCCGCGCTCGCTCTCGGCGGCGTATGAGGCCCGACTGGACCTGCTGCGCGCCCGCTACGGCGCCGCGGCCGAGGGCGCCCTCGCGGCGTTCCTGACGCACCGCTCCTGGGACCAGCTGACCGAGGATCTGACCGAGGTCTGGACGGCCGCGCAGGTCGCCGGCGCTCAGGCCGGTGACCTCTACGTCGCGGGCGCGATGCTCACGGCGTCGGGGTCGCTCCCGCCACTGCCCGAGCCGCTGCCCGCCGGCATCACATCGGCGGGCACCCCGGTGGCCGCGGTGATCGACGCGACGCCGCGGATCGTCGCGGCCCGGATGCGCGGCGGTGCGACGGCCGGTGAGGCGTATGAGGCCTCAGCGTCCTACCTCGCCGGGCACGTCCGCGGCGAGGCTCACCGCCTGGCCCGGGTGACGGTCCTGTCGGCGGTGCGTCGCGGCGGCGGTCCTGTCGCGTGGATGCGCGTGGCCGAGCCGGATGCCTGCCGGTTCTGCCGGATGCTCGCCACCCGCGGCCCGGTGTACCGCTCCGCCGAGACGGCGCTGACGACCTCGCAGGGGCAGCGCTACCACGCGAACTGCCGGTGCCGGATCGTCCCGGTCGTCTCAGCCTCGACCCGCGACGTCTTCGTCCAGGCCGGGCAGGCCGAGTGGTCGCGGATGCTCGCCACCGGCGACGTGCCTCGCATGGCCCGGCGCCTGATCGCCCCGGACGCGCTGCGCGACCGCGCCGCGACCGTCGCCGCCTAGTTCCCTCCCCGCGCGATGCGGGCGAGGTCCACCGATCCCGCGATGGGAGACGACCATGTCCGACGACGCCACCACCGAGCCGACCACCCCCGAGACCACCTCGGAGCCGACGGCCGCAGAGACCACCCCCGACCTGGGGGACGGTGGCAAGAAGGCCCTCGACGCGGAGCGCAAGGCCCGCCGCGAGGCCGAGAAGGCCAAGGCCCTGCTCGAGGCCACGGTCAAGGAGTTCGAGGACTCGCAGACGTCCGAGCTCGAGAAGGCAGCCGCCCGCGCGGAGGCTGCCGAGAAGGCCGCGGCCGAGGCTTCGGCCCGGGCGCGTCGCCCCGAGGTCGCCCCCCAGCCCGGGCGGC